GCCCAGACTATCAAGGTGGTTTACAATACGCAGAGTTAGAAGAAGAAATATCTAACTATCATTTAAACAACATACTTAACGGTTTAGCTCCTAGCATGTTAATTAATTTTAACAATGGTACACCTAACGCCGAAGAGCGACAAATGTTAGAAAACCGTATTTATTCTAAATTTTCTGGCAGCTCCAACGCTGGCAAGTTCATCCTGGCGTTTAACGATAATCCAGAAAGTGCAGCAACAATAGAGCCTATACAATTAAGCGATGCTCACAATCAGTATCAGTTTTTATCAGACGAGAGTGGCAAAAAAATAATGGTAGCTCACAGAATCGTAAGCCCAATGCTTCTAGGAATTAAGGACAGCACTGGACTTGGAAACAATGCAGAAGAGCTAAAGACTGCTTCTACGTTAATGGATAACACTGTTATTAGACCATTTCAGACACTTTTAATAGATGCGTTTGATTCTATACTAGCTTACAATAATATTAGCTTAAAACTATACTTTAAAACGCTTCAGCCACTTGAGTTCACTGACTTGGAAAATGTAGTTGACAAGGAAACAAGAGAAGAAGAAACTGGAGTTAAATTAAGCAAAGAGCTTCCAGATGAAATGGGTAGTGATATTGCAGATGCTTTGATTGAGCTTGGACAAGATGAAGATGAGCTTTTAAAAGACTTTGATGTTATTGACGAGCGTGAAGTTAGCTATGATCATGAAGAGGAGCTTGATGAAGTTATAACTGATTTAAACAAACCTAAAGATAAAAGTTTACTTTCGAAGATTTGGGAATTTGTAAGCACTGGAAGTGCAAAACCATACAAAGAGAGTGAACAAGATGGAAAGAGTAAGCAGTCAAAAGAAGAAGGCAATGAATTTCTTGTGAGATATATGTATGCACCAGCAAGAACTAAAGCAACTTCAAGACAGTTTTGTTCTAAAATGGTAAGTGCTAAAAAGGTTTACAGAAAAGAGGACATTGTTGCTATGGATACTAAAGTTGTAAATGCTGGATTTGGAAAAGGTGGAAGTGATACTTATAGTATTTGGCTTTATAAAGGCGGTGCTCGATGTAACCATAAATGGTTTAGAAAGACGTATGTGAGGAAAGATGGAGCTAAAGGACTAGGGGATGCAATAAGCACAACAGAAGCCAGGAAAAGAGGTTTTAAACCAGAGGCTAATGCACAAGAAGTTCCAGTTGCTCCAAAAGACATGAAGTATAAAGGATACACAGCAGAGTATTGGAATAAAATGAAATTTAGAAACTAATGGCAACAGCACTATTTATAAGCAGAACGGATCTTGTTAAGAACAGTATCATTGATGGAAATACTGACACAGATCGCTTCATACAATTTATTAAAGTAGCACAGCAAGTTGAGGTGCAGAATCTTCTTGGAACTGATTTATACAATAAGATTAGTGCTGATATAATTGCAGATAACTTAAGTGGAGATTATTTAAATTTAGTAAACAACTATGTACAGCCTTGTTTAATATGGTTTGCTCAAATGACTTACATTCCATTTGCTGCTTATCAAATTAAAAGCGGAGGGGTGTTTAAGCATTCAAGCGAAACAGCTCAAAACGTTGATAAGAATGAAGTTGATTATTTAGTTTCTAAAGCAAGAGAATACGCAAACTACTATTCAACTCGCATGGTAGATTATTTGTGCTTTAATGATAATTTATTTCCAGAGTACAATACAAACACAAATGAAGACATCAGTCCAGATACTGACACAACTTTTAATGGGTGGGTTTTATGAAATATAAAGTAAAGAAAACGAATCTGAAGAAGATGATCATGTATTTAAAAAACAAAAAAAATAAGAAATGAGTTGGGGAGAAATATATAACACAAGTTGGTGGGGAGTAGCAATAGATACTGCAAGGACAGTAAAAGCAAGACCAGACTTTTTTGGTAGTCAGTTAAATTTACTTACAAGTGAGCAGCCTAATTTGGTTGTTAATGGAGATTTTGCTACGGATAGTGATTGGGGTAAACAATCAAATTGGACAATAGCTAATGGTTCTGCTAATTCAAATGGTTCAGGTTTAATTTATCAGACATCTGTTTCTTATGTTGATGGTAAAATTTATAAAGTAACATTTGATGCAAGTATAACAAGTGGTTCGGGTACAGTTAGATTAGGTAATACAACATCGCCAACACCTTTTACAAATGGTGCAAATGAATTTTATTTACAAACAGACGCAAGTAATACAACGAAGTATATTTTCTTTCAAGGTATTAGTCTTGTAGGCTCAATAGACAATGTAAGCGTAAAAGTAGCAAGAGCAGATTTAGACCAAATAGAAGCAAAGAAATGTGTAGCAGATTGGATACATACAACTGCATTAAAAGACTTAAACAATTAATAAAATGGCAAAAGTACTTTACGCTCATAGAAAGCAAACAGATGGAAGTATTTTTTATATAGGTATAGGTACTGAAAAAAGACCTTATTCTAAATCAAGTAGAAATGAATATTGGCATAATACAGTAAATAAATACGGATATTATGTAGATGTTTTGTCAAAAGATTTGAGTATTGAAGATGCTTTAGAGTTAGAAGAGTTTGTTATTTGTGAACTTGGCAGAAAAGATTTAGATAATGGTAATTTAGTTAATTTAAATAATGGCGGAAAAGGAAATTTACAAGTTAGTGATTTAACAAAGAAAAAAATGTCTAATTCTGCAATGGGAAAAACTGCTTGGAATAAAGGTTTGCCAATGAGTGAAGAACAAAAAGTAAAATTAAGTATAATTAGAAAAGGTGCTACATCTCCAAGAAAAGGTGTTAAACTAACAGAAGAAACAAAAGATAAAATAAGAAAAGCTAATTTAGGTGGTAAAAGCCCATCTGCTAAAGCGGTTTATAACACAGAAACAAATGAAACTTTTGAAACTATTAGACAAGCTGCTAAATCTATAAATATGAGTTGTAGTACTTTATCATCTATGCTTAATGGTAATAGTTTTAACAAAACAAATTTAAAATTTAAAAAATAATGGCAAAACCAAAATTATGTTTAATACCAGCCACTATTGGCGATAAGGTTTACTCTATACTTCCAAGCAATGGTGTGGGGGATTTTGACTTTACAAGAGCAACTACAGCTACAAGAATAAACGCACAAGGACTTATAGAAGAAGTAGCAAGTGGAGAGAACAGACTTAACTACTCATTGTTAGATGGAAAGGTTGTAGGATGTCCGCACCTTTTACTTGAACCAAGTCGGACTAACACTATTACACATTCAAACGATTTTAGTCAATCTATTTATGGTAAAATTAACTTAACAATAACTGCAAATCAAGGTATATCGCCTGATGGCACACAAAATGCTAATTTATTAGTTCCAAATGCGGCAGTTGGTAATAGATATTTAACTAATACTACAGGTTCAAATTTAAAAATAAATACAGTTTTCTTAAAAAAGAAAGAGTTACGTTATGTTAAGGTTGGTAACTCCCAAAGTAATGTTTTAGTAGATTTAGAGAATGGTACAATATCAGCAGGTAGTGTAAGTACAAACAATTTTACTATTGAAAATTATGGAAATGGTTGGTATAGAGTATCTTGTTATAATACATTAGATGTTAATCTCCAAATACAAATATTTATTGGTATCGATGGAAGCGGCTCAAATATAGCAACAAACGGAACTGATGGTGTTTATATTTACGGATTTGAAATTCAAAACGGTTCATATCCAACAAGCTATATCAAAACTAACGGAAGTGCAGTTACTCGTGCAGCAGAAACTTGCAATGGCTCTGGAGATGCAGCTACGTTTAACGATTCAGAAGGTGTATTGTTTGCTAATATCGCAGCTTTGGCTGATGATGGTACATATAGAATTATTTCTTTATCAAATGGGAATGTAGATAATTCAACTAATATACAGTATTCAGGTGTAAGTAATCAAATAAGAGCAAGAATAGAAAACGGAGGTTTACCACAAGCAGATATAACTTCAACCGTTACAAGTCAAACATTATTTCATAAGATTGCAGTATTATACAAATCTAATCAATTTGAATTATGGTCAAATGGATTTAAGGTTGGAGAGGATACCAATGGAACACCTCCAAGTGGAATTAATAAATTATCTTTTGATAGAGCAGATGGGATTAACGACTTTTACGGAAAAACAAAAGAAATTGGCTACTACGATGCAACGCTTACGGATTCAGAGCTGGAGTATTTAACAAGCTATCGTTCATTAAACGAATTAGTAACAGAATTAAACTTAAACACATTATAAAATGAGTAATACTTTAAAATTTGGGAATGGGGAATGGTACGGAAAAGAGGGTACTATCCTTGCCTATAATTCAGAGAATAATAACTACAAGCCTTTGCCTTTCACATTCGAAAGAGCAAGTTCAGCGACACGAGTTAATAAACAAGGTTTAATTGAAACAGTAGGTGCAGACCAGCCAAGAGTAGATTACTTAAATAACACTAATGGTGCTTTGTTACTTGAACCGAGTAGGACTAATTTAGTTACAAAATCAGAAAACATACAAGATTGGAATAGGGCAAGTAATGCTTCTGCTGAATTTGGTTATGAAGACCCATTTAAAGGAAACAATGCAGTAAAATTAACAAGCTCAAGTACTGCTCAATCATATCAAGTATATCAAAGCAGTAGCGCTTTGTCTTCTGGTACTACATATACATTTAGTATGTATGCTAAAAAAGGAACTGGTCATATTTTTAGATTAGATTTTGGTATTCCAGATAACGGATTTGTTCATATTGATTTAAGAGATGGGAGCTTATTACAAGAAAGTGGAAGCACTTATTATGATGGGTATTCGGTAACACCGATATCTAATGGTTGGTATCGTATATCAATGACTGCTACTTTTAATTCATCTGCTTATTACAGAGCTGGTTTATATAACCAACAAGGAGATTGTTATGTAGCTTTTGCACAAATAGAAGCTGGAAGCTACGCTACATCGTATATTCCTACATCAGGAAGTGCTGTAACGAGGGCGGCTGATAGTTGTAGTCAAACTGTTCCAGATGGTGTTATAGGACAAACAGAGGGGACTATGTATGCTGAAATAGATTTTAAATCAAAACCAGAAGTGGGTTCTCCAATAATTGGTATAATGACTTTGAACAATAACGTAACCAACTTACAAAATTGTATAATATTAGGTATTGAAAGACAAAGTGGTGGTGTAAATAGATTTTACCCTTTCGTGCGAGTAGGCAATTCAGACGTTGCGTTTATTATAGGTGGAACTTTAACAGATGGAAATTACAAAGTGGCTTTTGCATATAAGCAAAATGATTTTATTCTTTATGTTAATGGGGCACAAATTGGGACTGATACAAATGGTGCAGTACCAACAACATCACAAGTTTTAGTTGGAGAAAGATACAATGGTGATACTTTTAAAATTGCAGATGGTATTAAAGAAACCAAACTATACAACACAAGATTATCAAACGCTGAATTAGCAGCATTAACAACGTAACAATTACACCTATAATAAAAACAAGAGTAAATCTTTACATAACAAACACAATAAGATAAGAAAATTAAAAAAACTATACATATAAACACCAATAGTTATAACTAAAAGTAAATAAAATGAAACATATCTTTAAAAAATACGAATTTGCATCTCAAGAAGTAGCTGAAACAAGAATAGCAGCTTTACCAAGTGATGATGAAGGAAACCCAACACATAAGCATACTGTTGTAAAATTAGGTTACTTATGGACAACTACTCCAGAATATGATGAAGAAGGAAACATCTCTATTGAGGGTGTGCAGTCTGATAAGTATTCAGTAGATGTACTTTGGAATGTAGCTGAAATTACAAGCGTAGATGCAGAAGCAGTTTTAGATGAAGATGGTATGGTAGTAACACCAGCAGAAACATCTATTGCTTACCCTTATGGATGGGCTTCTAAAGAGATTGAAGTAGAAGGTAACGGAGTCCACACATTTGCTGGATGGTCATTCTCATAAGCTATGGTAAAAGGATTAAGATACATAGCAGATAAAATAGAGGCTTTACAGTTTTACTTAATAGCTAAATGGAATAACTTTCTAAAGGGATTGATGCTATGAGTGTAAGTGATTTAAGAGTAGCGTTTTTTAATGCTATATCTTTAGGTGTTAGCTTCA